AATGAATACTGAAGGGAATATTTACATTAAAAGAGGTATTCCAGCCCTATATCCTGCACTACCAAGTGAACCAACTGATGGTATGTCTTTGGCGAAACTTATTATTACGCCATATCCATCATTAGCGCCTTCTTATGCACAAAGCATTGATAAAACTTCTCAAGCATGTACAGTTCAAAAAACTGCCCAGCGCAGATATACTATGCGAGATATTGGTGTTATCGATAGCAGAATTAGCAATTTAGAAGTTTTGGCTTCTCTTAATCTTCTAGAAAAAAATTCTGTTGATATGAAAATACTAGACGCAGATGGGAATGATAGATTTAAGAATGGTATTTTTGCTGATCCGTTTACCTCACATGTATTAGGTGATATTACTAATATTGACTATAAAATAGCTATAGATGGTGTTGAGGGAACTATTCGTCCGTTCTTTGAAATGAATGATGTTAAGTTAGTATACGGAAGTGGAAGTGGATTAAGAAAAGCAAATAATCTTATTATGCTTAATTATTCTGATGTTATGCTTATATCTCAACCATATGCTTCAAAAAATAGAAATACAGCAGGTGAATTTTATAAATTCAAAGGTGTACTAACATTAAATCCTCCTGAAGATTATTGGGTCGATACTCAACGTGCGCCAGATGTTCAAATTAATATCGATGGCATGAATGACGCTTGGCAAAAAGCGGCAGAATCATGGGATATTCAGTGGAACAGTTGGCAATCTACAGTTACCGGAGTGACTACAGATTTTGTATTGGGAACAGATGATCCTAATCTATTCTTAGCAAATGGCGGACACGCTATAGGACTAGTAGTAAACCAAGGTGGGGCTGGAACAAATGTGGTTACTACCACTACTACTAATACTAGAACTGGAACAAGAAGTTATTTGTCTTCACAAACAACTACTGAAAATATTGGCGATAGTGTTCTAGACGTTTCTGTTATTCCTTATATTCGCCCTCAGGTGATAAATCTAACTGTTCTTGGAATGAAAGCAACTACTCAAATATTTGCTTTCTTTGATAGTGAAGCTATGTCTGCATATTGCACACCTTGTGATTCTAGCTTTAATGCGATAGATATAGAAGGCTCTGAACTCATTACAGATTCGCAAGGTAGAGCTTTTATTAAACTTCGTCTCCCAACTACAGGAAAACAATTCCGCACTGGTACTAAAAAGGTAAGATTAACAGATTCTATTACTGACGATACGGATGCTACTACTTCAGCCGAAAACTTCTTTACTGCGAGCGGTTTAACAAAAACAGTTCAATCTACAATTGTTTCTACAACTACACCAGTTGTAATGACAGAACAAGTAAATGAAAGCTTCACAACTTCATCAGTATCCAGTACTACAGCGGTTGATCCTGTTTCACAAACATTCTTTGTAGAAACTTCAGATGGAGCACCCGGAACATTTTTAACATCTATTGATTTGTATTTCCAATCTAAAGATGCAAATTATGGTGTTCAAATTGAATTACGTGCTCTGGATTCAGCAAGTAATATTACAGGGACTGTATTGCCATATTCTACGGCGGTTCTTCCTGCGTCTGCTATTAATGTTAGTGCAAACGCATCTGTGCCTACAAAATTCTATTTCCCGGCACCTGTGTATGTTCTTAATCAAACAGAATATGCATTTGTAGTGAAACCTGTTGGAAACAATCCAAATATTGCAATTTGGACTGCAAAATTAGGAGACACTGATATTAGTTCTGGTCAAAGAATTACAAGTCAACCATATTCTGGTATTATGTATGTTTCTTCAAATAATCGTTCTTGGTCTCCAATCCAAGATGAAGATATTAAGTTTAATTTGTACAGAACTTCTTTTGGTTCTTCCAGCAGTGGTTCTGTTGTAATTCAAAATCAAAATTTTGAAAAACTAAAAGTTAATACTGTTACTGATCCATTTATTTTATATGGAGAAAGTATTCAAGGTGAAGTAAAGCTAACTCTTGGTAATATTTCAGGAGGAAGTATTGCCAATGGACAAGTTCTTGTTGGTAATACTTCTATAGCAACTGGAACAATTACAAATATATCTGGCTCTGTATATCGTGTTCAGCGTCCAAATATTAACTTAAATTATAATATAAGTGAGAATGTAATTGTTCAATTTGCTAATGGCACTCCAACTGGCGTTACTGCACAAGTTCAATCACAAACTATACCAGTTGGAACATTGAATAGATATAATGCTCCTGATGCAGATCATATTAGTATTGAATTAACTAATACAACTGGTACTTTTAGTGTTGGGGAAAAATTGACTGGAATAATATCCGGCGATACTGCAATCGTTGAAGGTCTTCTTCCAACAAAGTTTAGTGTTGCCGATATAGAAGCATCCTTCTTAGCATTTGATAAGACAAATATTTCTTGGGCGGCTAGAACAACTTCAAATACATTTGTTCTAGATAGTGATTATTCAGGTATACAAATTAACAATAATACCACGTTTGGTAGTGAAAGAATTGTATTAGGTAGAAGTTCTGAAGTGAGCAATCTATCTGGAAATAAATCATTTCAAGTCAGAGCAAATATTTCATCAACATCAGATTTTATATCTCCTGTTATTGATTTAAATAGAACTCATACCGTGCTTGTGCATAACATTATTAATAATGATGCAACAGGAGAAGATTCTAAGTCTGGTGGGAATGCTTTGAATAAGTACATTTCTCAAATAGTGACACTTCAAGATGGTCAAGATGCTGAAGATATGAATGTATATGTGACTGCATATAGACCACCTACAACCGATATTAAGGTGTATTTGAAACTATTAAATAACGAAGATGATGATCTATTTTCAGATTCTGAATGGTTTGAATTAGATAACAGTGGGGGAAATATTTATTCTTCTATTGAAAATGAAAATGATTTTAAGGAATATCTATTCAATATTCCTGATAGCTACATGATCGGTCCAAATGGAGAATTCCAGTACACAAATAGTAAATCTGTTACCTTTACTGGTTATAAATATTTTGCAATTAAAGTAGTTCTTTTGGGTACAAATAGTGCAAAGGTTCCAAGAGCGGCAGATTTACGCGGCATATGTTTGCAAATTTAAGACTCTCGCAAAGTATAAAGTAGTTCCTGTAATAACCAAAAACAGGAGCTACTTATATATCCATATGTTAAAGAAGAAATATTTATGAATAAAATAAAAGATGTGCCGGGATATATTAAATCTAATGCCGTCCTATGCGCAGATGCAGATTTGTTGAAAGAATACAAACAAAAAAAGCAAAAAGATAGACTAATTAAGTCTCTTCAGGAAAAAGTGATAAACTTAGAGGAGAGAATTAAAACATTGGAAGGACTTATCCTTGGCGATAGCTCAAATAAATATAAATGATACTATTGGACAATTATATGATAAAACGAATGAGATTATTGACAACGTTAATACCGGAGTCAGTAATACATACATTCAAAGTGTTCTTTTTAATTATGCACTTAAAAGTGATTACGTTTCCAATACATATATAAAAGCATCATATGCTACAAATTCGTATATTCATACCAATTTCTTTAAAGTGGTTGGAGGAATATCACAAAGTAATTTGGATATGGGAACGTATCGTATTGTTCAGTCATCAGCCCCTACTATTGGGACGCATTTAACTAATAGATCGTATGTAGATACTGCACTTTCAAATCTTAATACAACAATTAGTGCTTCTCTTACTGGAAAACAAGCAACAAATGCTAATTTAACGGCACTGTCTGGAATATCTGGTACAGCAGACACCATTCCGTATTTTACAAGCACAAGTGGAATGGCTACAGCTTCTTTTGGAAGTGTTGCTAGAACCTTTTTGGCACAAACTACTGTAGCGAACCAACGAACAACATTGGGCCTTGGTGCTCTTGCAACATTAAATCAAATTAATTCTACCTCATTGTTTGCTGATGGGCAGATTACATTCTCTAAACTTGCAAGTAGCATTTTTCCAAATGATTCTCAAATGGCCTATGGAACAACTAATCAAAGCACCGTAGTAACGCCATATCGTGTTAATCAAAATGTATTAAATTGGTGGAACTCTATTATATGGCCTAATATATCATCAAAAATAAGTGGAGGGTCTGTAGATTTAATTGCCTTTAATGATGGGAATGTTAATGCTCCTTATATTAGACACACAAACGGAAGTATAGCATGGCCTGTAATTGGTATCCGTGAAGGCTCTACCGTAGGACTATTTGATGTTGGTGTTAATCCTGGAAATGGTTATTTCATGAAACAATGGGGAACTCCTTCTGGACCGCCTGTAGGATATTGGGCACCAATACAAATGTTAAGAGCCGGAAATTGGGTAACGATAGGATAATAAAATGATAAAAAGTTTTGGAAAATTTAAACACTATAAAACTGATAGTGATAATGTAATGTATGCTAAAAATGAAACTGGAATTGATTGGTATACCATTGCTCACGATCTTACGTATTCAGATGGAGTATGGATTATGGTGAATGTTGATAACTTAGTTGTTGCTGGTAATGTAGATAAATCGAGATTATGGCCCGCCAATTTTTCAGTTTTTTTAATTGAAGGCGATACGGATGCTAAAAAATACCTAGGAAAAGTATTTGATGGAAAAACATTTACAGATCAATCAGAAAAAGTTCCTACTTCACTTACAAAATCGAATCTTCTGTTAACTCTTCTTGAAAATGATCCTCAAATTTTGGAAAGTGATATCTCAAAAAAGATAAACTATATTAAAAACGATGCGGTGTATAAAGAAAAATTGAGAATTCTTTTGAATGCTGTTACATGGAAAAGGGATTCTATTCTCATTTCTTTTATTCAGGAAAAATTTGAATTAACAACAGAAGTTATGGATCAACTTTTCATCAATGCGAGTAAACTATAATGGCTTTACCTCAAACACGACAACAATTTAGAGAAACTTGTTTACGTCGCCTCGGGGCGCCGGTAGTTCCTATTGCATTAGATGATGATCAGATTGAAGATATTATTGACTATTGTTTAAGTTATTATCATGATTATCATTATGATGGCTCGGAAAAACAATACTATAAACATAAGTTAACAGATACCGATAAATCAAATGGATTTGTCATTATTCCAGAAAATATTATTGGTGTTACTAGAATTATTGATAGTAGTGGATTTATTGGAGCCGCCGATAGTTTATATGACGTAAAGTACCAAATTGCATTAAATGATTTATTTAATCTTACATCTGTTTCAATCGTTCCATATTATTTAGCTATGCGACATCTGGAAGTTATTAATCAACTATTTAGTGTAGCTCCCCAAATTAGATACAATCGACATACAAATAAATTATATCTTGATCTAAATTGGTCTTCAACTAAAGTAGGATCGTATATTGTATTAGAATGTTATAGTGTTGTAGACCCAAATCAATTTAAAGATGTTTGGAAAGATCGTTGGTTATTAGAGTATACAACTGCACAGTTAAAAAAGCAATGGGCAAGTCATCTTAAATTATACAATATCACTCTATTAGGAGGTGCTACTTATAATGGACAAGGAATGTATGAAGAAGCCATTAGAGATATTGAGCGATTAGAAGATGACATGATTCATTCATATTCTCTCCCTATTAGCGATATGATCGGACCTTCGTTTTAATAGCCCCGCTTTTATAAATACTCCTGATAATAACCAAAACAGGAGTATTATTTATTTCATATATCAACTCACAATGTGGGATTGAAAGGGACTGTTCATAAATGCTATCGCCATATTTTCAATATACTACCCATACTAAATCTCAAAGAATGGTCGAAAATTTGTTTGTATCGGCTATTAAGCAGTTTGGTTTCGATATTTATTATATTCCTAGAAATATTAACAATTTAGATAAAGTTTTTGGAGAAGACGGCATTTCTTCATTTGAAGGTGCAGCTAAAGTAGAAGTTTATGTAAAAGAGGCTCCTGCTCCCGGTAGTGCTTTTGTAAGTCAATTTGGATTTAATATGGGAGACAGTATTACTCTTCAATTGTCTAGACGAAGATTTAATGAAATCAAAACCCCTAAACTAATGGCTGAAAATGGGTATTCAATCTATTTGGAAACGGCCGATGAAAATATTTCTGGTGATTTCGCAGCACTAGAACTTGATAGTGATAATAATTTTGAAATAATAACAGACGATCCTACAATAGGAGACCTTATTTATTTTCCAACAGATAAAAAATTGTATGAAATTGCTTTTGTTGAAACAAGATCAATATTTTATCAAGTTGGAAATCTTCAAATATGGGAACTGCAATGCAATCTATTTGAGTATTCCCATGAAGATATTGATACTGGCGTTCAAGAAATTGATATTTTTAATAAATTTGATGGCAATTCACTCGACGCAACCTTAGAGCTTGAAAATGCTCTAAATTTAATTAAAGAGGATGGAGGAAGTGTTGCTAACGAAGAATATTATATTGAAAACAGCGACAAGCAAGCTTCAAACGAAGTATTTACTGAAGAAATAGATGATATTGTTGATTGGAGTGAAATGAACCCTCTGATCCGACCTAATTCTCAGAAGAAATGGTAACGTAAAAACTCCTTTTGATAAATAATAAGAAGAATAAAATGGAGACAAATATAAAATGGCATATAACAATTTTCTTAGCCCTGATGTAAAAACTGCTGAATTTGATCTTACAGGTATTGTGCCTTCAGTAAGCACAACCGAGGCTGGCCTTGCTGGACAATTTGCTTGGGGGCCTGTAAATAAATTAACTTTAGTTGATAATGAGGGAACTTTAGCCTCTACATTCTGGACTCCAGATAACACAACTGCAATTGATTGGTTTACAGCATCTAACTTTTTATCATATGCAAACAAGCTATGGGTTGTGCGTGTAGTAAATGAAACTTCCGCAAATACATCTTTAAGAGCTACTAATGCTACGGCTGCAAATTCTAATGGTTTCTTAGTAAGAAACGATGATGAATATTTCGAACAATTTGCAGATGGTTCCTTAAAAACAACTTTTGGAACTGGCGATTGGATTGCAAAATTCCCTGGAGAACTTGGAAGTTCATTAAAAGTTTCAGTTTGCCCATCTGCAAATGCTTACACGTCATCACTAAGTGGTGCAGTAACTGTGTCTGCAAACTCAAGAACTGTTATTGGTACAGCAACAAGCTTTACCACACAAGTAACAGTTGGTGACTTAATTGTTATTTCTGATGAAGTGCATAAAGTTACAGCTATTAGTAATACGACTACTCTAACACTAGATACTCCACACGTAGCAGGTGCTTCAGTAGCTTCTGCATCTCGCCGTTGGGAATATTATAATGAAGTTGATCTAGCTCCAGGCACGTCAAACAATGCTCGTGCTCTTGGCGGAAATTCCGATGAATTGCATGTAGTGGTAGTTGACGAAGATGGTCTATTTACAGGACAAAAAGGAACTGTCCTAGAAGTATTCCAGTATCTATCTAAGGCTTCAGATGGTAAAGATGAAGCTGGACTATCTGCGTACATTAAAGATAAAATTAATAGTGGCTCTCAGTATATTCGCTGGGCGGGACATTCTACTCTTATTTCTAATATTGGTCATAAAATCGCTGGCACTAATTTTGGTGCGTATGCAAAACCTATTAATGCCTCTCTAGTTGGTGGTAAAAATGGTGCTGATGTTGGAAATTCAGAAAAAATCAGAGGATACAGCTTCTTCCAAGCGGTTGAAGATGTTGACGTTTCATTAATTCTAGGTGCTGGTGCAACTCAAACACTTGCAACTTATATTATTAACAACATTACCGAAGTACGTCAAGATTGCGTTGCATTCTTTTCACCGCCCCGTCAATATGTGGTAAGTAATGCAGGTGACGAAGTAACTGATACTGTTAACTACAGAAATACATTACCATCATCCTCTTATGCGGCACTTGATAATAACTGGAAATATCAATATGACCGTTATAATGACGTATATCGTTATATTCCATTGAATGGTGATACTGCTGGACTATGCGCTAAAATTGACAATGAGCGTGATGCTTGGTGGCCGCCTGCTGGACTTGAAAATGGTAAAGTTAAGAACGTTCTTAAACTTGCTTACAATCCTAAACTTGCGCAAAGAGACATTCTTTATAAGAATGGCGTTAATCCAGTTATGACAAAACCTTTAGATGGAACTGTGGTATTTGGTCAAAAAACACTTCTAGCAAAGCCTTCTGCTTTTGATAGAATTAATGTGAGAAGACTATTCATTGTTCTACGTAAAGCAATTTCTAGAGCGGCAGAATATTTCCTATTCCGCTTTAACGATGAAATTACCCGTGCACAATTCCGTAACATGGTTGAACCATATCTAAGAGACGTTCAAGGCCGTCGAGGTATTTACGCTTTTAAGGTTATATGTGACGAAACAAACAATACTCCAAATATTATTGATAATAATCAATTCGTTGGGGATATTTACGTTCAGCCTGCTCGTTCAATTGAAGGTATTCGTTTGAACTTTATTGCGTCGCCAACTGGTGTCGATTTTTCTACAATTATCGGTAAATACTGATAAATAATTTAAAGAACAATAACAAAAAAGGAATACTACATTGGGTTTTGACATTAATCAATTTAGAGCATCATATGCGAATGGCGGTTCCCGCCCTTCGCTATTTCAAGTCCAAATATCTAATCCTGCAAATCCTATTGCAGACTTAGATATACCATTTAAAGTTTATGCAGCCTCTATACCAGAACATAATATATTACCTATTAATGTTTATTATTTTGGTAGACCAATTAAAGTGGCTGGAAACCGTACATTTGGTGATTGGCAAGTTGAAATTTATAATGATGAAGACTTTATCATTCGTGACGCATTAGAACAATGGTCAAATACTATTAATGGTGTAGAAACCAATATTAATAAATTTGGAACAAGTTCACCTTCTGCATATAAATCTGACGCAATGGTGACACAATATTCTCAGGCTGGGGATGCCCTTCGTAGTTATACGTTCGTTGGACTGTTTCCAATTAATGTTGGAGCAATGACATTAAATTGGTCTGCTGGACAAGAAGTTCATACATATCCAGTAACATTTTCTGTAGATTATTTCTTCGTAAATAACTCTATTACAGGCGCTGTTGCTGGGGGTCTATAATATAATAGATTTCGGAAACAACCGAGACTACCTTAAAGGGGGAAGGAATCTTCCCCCTTTTTTTATATATAAATATACGAGAATAATAGGGAATAACCATGCAATCGTTTTTACAATTTTTATTAGAATCTAAGAAAAAATCACGTCAAGACCATTTCTGTTGGAATGAAGGTGATTATACAATTCATTCATTAAAAGAAGATACGCAAACATTTCATAGTAAAATCTCAATGCCATCTGAAGATGCTATAAATGAAACAGAAAGACGATTACATAAAGATGCAGCCGATCATACAAAATCATTTTCTGCTAATCATTTACATCATATAAAAAACTATAAAGAATTATCTTTACCTATTAATGACTATCATAGACTATCTAAAAAACGTAGTGAAAGGTTAGACGATGATACTAAACATTTAGATCATGTTACGTCTCATAAAACTTCTCATGATTTTCATGCTTATAGAGCATTTGGTGGACATGATGTAAGTCATTTGGAACAGGGAGATATTATTCATGACAAGGGATACACAGGAACAAGTCTTCAAACATCTGTTCCTCATTCTATTGCTAGACATGAAGCCTCAATACGATCATCTGTTCATAAAACGCATGGCGTAGTAGCATATATTCACATTCCTAAAGGAACTAAAGGGTATTATCTTGATCATCATTCTGGAACATATAGCCACGAAAAAGAATTTCTACTTCATCGCGGAACTCACTTCAAAGTAACGGGTCATTCTCATGACC